CATTAACCTTAGGAGTAGTTCCTTCAAGTACATATTCAATAAGTGTACGGCTAAGAGGACCATTGCCTTTAAATGACATACTGCAGCTAATAACCTCACCAGCATTACCTGTCTTTAAATCCATAGACTCCATTAGAATAACACCTTCAATGTATTCTGTGCCTGCATTGTTAGTAAACATCTTGATTGTAAGTTGCTCATAGTTATCAAGCAAGTGCATAAGATAGTCCCAGTTGTAACCTTCACTGAATGTTACTAAACCATTAGCCGTAAGACTCCAACTATCGCGTCCATAAATATGTTGGCGGACTGTTGATGATCCTACAATCTCACGTAGTTCATTGTTGAAGGAGATGGACACATCTGTTATATAAGAAATGCGGACATTGTTTACATACAACGCCGCTATCTCACTTTTGATCAATCCACTATTATTACTACTCATCAATATTTACTTTTTACTTTTTAAATCTTCATCAAACCAATTTAATGGTATTTCACCATTAGCCCAAATAAATCCATTTGCCGTTGCCCAATCACCATATGTAGTCTTACTACCTTTATATATTTTATTAGATGACCTTTGAAATACAAATCTTATATCTTTGTCGGGATTCTGCTGTTTTACCCATACCATTTTATTACGATCTTCAGTAGTCAAAAATCCTTTGATCTCGACCAATATCCCATTCGGCAATTCAAGGTCTGGCGTATACTTTCTAGGCTTAGACGGCTGAACATACTCGAGACTAAACGGCTCGTATTTAAATTGTCTCTGCCGGAAGATAAGTTTTGCCACGACCGAATCCTCAAAAATCGACCGTAGCTCACTTACTTTTTTCTTATTGCTATAAAATTTTCTTCTATTCCAGCTCATTCGTCAATATACTAAAAAAATTACGAAAGATATTAAGGTTCCAACTGTCGCCTTTTTTGACCTTTTATGATCGGCTTCTTGACCTTTTATGTGTATTTATATTTATCAATTTTACTACATAGTTTTTCGTAAGTCCCTAATAGGGTACTAATTATTTTTTATGTAGCATAAAGTCAATGACAGCAACAGTTAGAGGCCATTTTAGGTATCGAGTTTTGACATGTCTAGTTCATTACCTTTTGAGGCTAATTTTATGCCTTCAGAAGTCGCTTGATCAAATACAGTTTCGATAGATTTAATACCATATCTTGAACAAAATCCATCTATGTTCTCGTAGTCTTTTATGACAATAACAATAGAAGTTCCTTTACGTTTCTCCTCATGCTTAAATAGCTGCTTTATATTATCCTTACAATTCTTTTTAGTGAAGCTCATATACTTCTTTTCATTCTTATGTAAGACACTCTTAGATAGATCCAGAATTTGATCAGATGTGTATGTTTGACCAATCTCAAATGCTTCCATTATACGACTAAACTGTTGGACCTGTAAAAGCTCAATACGATTAAGGTTTGTTGCATCAATATCAGCCTCTTGCATTAGTTTCAGTTTTTTATATCCACTAACGAAGTCATCTATACGACTATATACAAACGGGTCTTTGCCCTTAGGATCCTTAGCAATAATCATAGCATCATCACGATTAAAGCCTAGATCCTCAACATCATACATACAATGCATGACACGTTTTAACATTCTATTACTAGATGGATTATCAAGCATCTTTTTGATAATAGGTCTCATATTCTCTGCGTCTTTTAAATCCTCTTCCGATAACGGTTGCTTCTTTATACGCTTAAGAAGTTTATTATTATCTGATATCTCCGCATCAATAATAAGATCAACAGCGACTTTATTCAAATCATTCATGTCAATAAGTTTTGTTTTTTCGAATCCTTTTAGGACATTCTCAATATCTTCTTCTAGTAAATAATCTTCATTAGCTTCTAACCTATTTGTGTCATAAGTACTAAAATCAAACTTTAAATATTTATAATTATTAGCAAAAAACTGAACAGATTCAACAAGTGTAGCTTTCTCAAAATACATGTCATATATATATCCAAGAACACTAGCAAATTCGATACTATACTTTTTGTCTCTTTCTGACCAATTTATAAGCTTAATCTCACGGCCAAATAATCCACTTACAGATACCGACTTACCTCCTCTCATAGATTCAGGCATAGCATTTAACATACTTATGTTGGTTTCTATAAAACTTTTAAGCTCTCGTAATTCACTTAATGGATTAAAATTATTAAAACCTTTTGCCTCTGAAAGACTAGGTATATATATAACTCCGTTCTTAGGGTTATTGGTTCTCCACCTATCAAATAACTGAACTATACTATCAGGTCTAACAATACTACGATTTTCAAAAGCTACAGTCAATATATTTCCTTGCGTATAAATATCGATACCTTCTTCAATTGCAGCAGTAGCTAATATAAGCCTAATAGAATCATCGAAAGATTCTCCATCTGACTTTGCATTATTTAAACGATCTGCATATGTAGCTACGTAATCATCTTCCTGCCCTGTATATATTTTAACTATTTCTTCAGCTCTTAATATTCCAGTAGAAGTCAAGTAGTCATAAATACTCTCTATAGTCTCTTTATTATTAATCCTAAAAAGTACCCTATCTTTAATTCCTGTTGCGTTCTCGCGCTCCTTACTATTAGATATTTCCTCTATTACATTAGATATTGCACGCTTACCTGCAATCTTTACAGATATATTTATGTGTGCTTTCTCTTTAACTACCTTCATTAGATGGAATCCTAAGTCTTTAAATCCAACTATTGCAGTACCAGTCATAAATAACGTACGCTTAACTATCGGATTGTTGAATGCTTTATATAGTTTATTATATCCGTTCTCTCTATAGCTTTTACCAAAGGTTTGTGACTCATCTACAATTAACTGAATATTTACATCTGGATTATCTGCCTCTAATGCATTGATCAAAAGCTCAGACTGATTAGCATTGCATAATATTAAATCCTGCCTGATCACGTAACTCAGATAAACTTCCTTCGCCATACCTTTATCCTTAGCTTTCTCTATATGCTCACCGGTCAATGGATATTTACATCCGTATCCAGCAGCATCTTTAAATACCTTTTTATTTAACGATAATACTAATATAGTCTTGCCATTAAAACTAGGAGCCAAGTGGTGACAACTAAAGTAGTTCTTCCCTGATCCCGTAGGAGCTATTAAACTAACCTTTTTATAAGACTCTAGTGATTCTATAATTCTATCTTTCGCGTACGTCAAATATTCTTCACCCCTAGGTAATTCTATAGTCTCATATTGTTCTATCAATAACTGTTGAGCATGTATACCATGGTAGTCTTCACCGCTATCATAAGCAGACTTTATTTGCATCCTATGGCCTTTGTTTATAGGTCCAAAGTATTTATCAAATTCCATCTCAGCCATTTCGAAAGGTATACCAAACAAATTAGCTTTTACTCCCCAATTAAAACCAGCAATCCTACGACCGTCTTCCTTTAAATCTTTACCCTCTGTATTTTTACTATGTACGTATCTTAGACATTCCTGAATCCATCCACCACCCTCTATATTGAATTCTGATATAGTAGCTAGGTTTTTATTCATTCTCTTTAACGCATCTGATTCCTTAGTTGCTTCACAGTAATTAATAAGCTCTTTAGTATTAAATATGTAATTATCACTTGTGTAATATGCTCCAGGATCAGGCGATAGATACCTAAGCTGCTTATGCTTTAATGAATTCTCTGCAATAATTATACCGTACTCTTTTTTTAACCTGTCACCTACTAACTCGGCTGCTTTTTTATAAAGCTTCTTAAACAACTTCGAACCATTAAGGTCATCAAATAAACTATGATCTTTTACAATTTCTAAATCTAAATTAAATTCAGCAACAGCAAATTGAGCTCCAGTTGTTGGTCCACTTGCAGAATAAGCTAGAGCCTTTATATATGAAACTTCTCCAGCTAATACCTTTAATCTAAATGCTTCGTACTCTTCACGCGTATTATTATCATCAAGGTCAAATTGAATATAACCGTTCCAATTAAATACCTCATCGTATTTCCCGCTATCCGAGCCAATATAACAACATCTTAAGCTATCTTTAATCTTCCTATACTTATCTGGATTTGATTCTTTTAATAAACTTAATCCATTATTAAATAGTGTTATTAAACGCTCATCTGTCCTTATATGTTCTATTAATCCAAAAAGGGAAAGGCGCTCCTGCACCCTTCCGCTTCTATGATTTTTAAAAATACTTATACTATTCATCATGTGTTGTTTTGTAAATTCCAATGCTTCTCATAGATATGAATATTGCTAGCAAACCAGTGATGCCAACCAACTTGAATACCAAGCTCTAAAGCCATCTTTTTTTGAAACCTAGTCATCATTACGACATCATTGCAAAAACCGTACACTAGATCAAGACTTCGGAAAACAGTAGAAGCACATAATTTATTGTCTATAATCTGAAAATGCATAGATACACAACATGGGGTATCAAAATTATATGTGTCTTTTTCCTTTGAATCATGAACAGTTAAGACTGCTTGTCTAGTATTATTATTTACCTCAAGCTGCTCACGTACTTTTCTCCAAGAATCATTACGTGCAAACTGATGCCCATAATTAGATCTAACGTTGCCGTTCTCATCCATATGGTTTAGCCAAATCTTTGCGTGCTTTGATATCTCCTCAGCATTAGGATTTTCTGATTGATACCACTTCCATTCGAGCTCTGCATATTTACGAGGCGTCTTGCGAATCGGAGTTACTACCATCTCTTGCAAAACATCCTCAATTGTAAAGCTAACATTATAAAGCTCTTTTGTTCCATTACGCTCAGAACCCTCCTCCATGATCTTGTCATAGAGAAAGGCAAAGGCATCACTACTATTATTAAATCTCATACTAGCAATCTTTTACAAACGTCCCATTAATCATTCTACCAGTTCTAGCTGATATCTCTGTGTACGCAGCCTCCAAACACTCTTCGAGGCTATAACCGCAAAGCTCTGCTAAGTTTACTAATACGACTACACAATCACCTAGGCCGTCTTTTATCTCAGGCTCGTCTGATTTTAAAATAGCACGGCAAGTTTCACCTACTTCCTCAACAAGTTTTAATGCTTGTGTTTTTGGATCTCCGCCTTCATAAAGGTTACGAGCTCTTGCCCAATCGCGGATCTGTTCGAATTCTTTAACGTTGTTACTCATGTTTAAATTATTTATTGTTTTTGATATAGCTTACTAATCCTTGTGCATAAGCTGCTAGATCTAGCATATTATCCACTTTGTGAGTATGTGCCTCCCTTGATAGTTTTAATGCCATCATGATCTTAAAACAATCTTCTGGTGTGATATTCTTATTACATATCACTGTTGCAATAGCTGACATCCTTTCCATTGATAGATCAAAGTCACCGTAAGTTCTATCTTGCTCTTCGGACCTATTGTTGACGATATTGTTCGCCTGCTCAAGTATATTCATAATGATTATATATTTAAATGTTTATAAAATCTCTTTTATCTCTCCAGTCTCTATAGCTATCTATAGTTGACTTATCTAATATAGGCTTAGGAGCATTTCCTGCAACACTGAAAAAATAATCTCCACTACTACCATTTTTAATCATAACTTCAAAACCTTTAGCATCATAACTATCCTCGATATTAATAGTCTGCTGTAAGTAATCTGCTTTACTATTAAAAGGTTTATGATAAGATGCAAATCCTGCTCTACCTAATTCACCATGTTTAATATTTCTAGCTACTGCTATAGCATTAAAGTTAGTATCTGGGAGTGCTATCTGTAAAGCTCTAGTTAGTACACCTGTAGATATAACCGACCACATATTTTTTATGTCTAGATGACCCAAGTTGTTATATATTTCAGTAACTGCACCAGCTGTAACAATTCTGTCTTGTAAACCTAACGGGAAAAACTTTGCCCCTACGGACTCAGCATATTCTTTAGCTGCTTTATTAGCATTAGGCATAGCTGCGATTCTTAAGAATTTAACATTAGCTCCATACTGAATACATAAAGCTTGATGGTCACTGATCTCTTTTGAGCTAGGCATTACTAGTGTCAATTTCTTACCATACTTTTCACATAGGTATGATAAACTTATACCGGCATATCCCCTACGAGGCTGCACGTATACTATCTCATTTTCTTTTGTATTAGCTACAGCAAATTCAGCAGCTCTTGCTTTAAATCCGCATTCGATAATAGATTCATCTACTACGTTAAATACCTTGCCGTCATGTGTGTATTGCTTAATTGACATAGGTAAAAAAGAGCCTTTAAAATCTCCAACAAAATCTAGATACTGCTGAAGTGTCCAATCTGAATCCTTATTGAAATTACCTCTTGAATTATTCACAAACATTATTATAATATTTTATTCCGTTATTAAATCTGATATGATCTTCACTTTGGAAATTATTAATGTATCTTATAAAGTCACAAGCTACATCTTCCATATCCATTTTTTTATTATGGCCGCCTGTTATATCAATAAGCAGCTGCAGTGCGTCGTTAGTTACCCTTAAATTAGAGCCGATTCCTTTAATATCTGGAAATATCTGTTTTAGACATTTCTTAGCATTACTACCTACATATACATCCCCATCAGGATTTACATATTCAGGAAAATATTCAGCTATATCCATTGCAAAAGCAGTCATTACAAAATTCTGCCTCTTGTAACCATTTGTGATCAATAGATTGTTGTTTGCATAATCAACTACATCAACTACACTACATCCTTTATGGTTATCTATAAATTTCAAGATATTACGAACTATATACCTTGAATCATCTACTATAAAATTCCTTAATCCCTTGGGAATCATAGGCAATAAATAGCCTTTATTATCGCTGAATTTATTCTCTGGTATATTATCCATCCATTGATCGCAGTCAAAAATACCTTCATACATTAGTCCATTGATCCAGAAGTTACCCCAACCATGAGAACCTAACGGGTTTTCACCCTTATTAATAGGTTTGTAATTAATACCGCTTCCGCATAATCTAAACAAATATAAAAGCATTAGTTTTTCAAACAAAGGCATATCGTTTTCTGGGAAGAATTTATAATTATCTTTAGCATCTTCACTAGGTCTTAAGATAGCCTCTGGCATACTAGAAAAAACAGCATACCTTCTATTAATAATGTCATAAATAGGAACATTGAAAACTAAATCGTCATCAATATCTTCCTTTGTCCAATTAAAGCCTTGATACAATAATTCTTGCATCTTCTTAGCCTTATTAAAGTAATCTACAAATTTTGTTATCATCTTTTTTAAGTTTAAACCATTCAGGAATTATATTATTCATATTAACGTTTTTCTTAGGTTTTCTCTCCCCATTTTTAAACTGCTGAAGCTTATAGAAAAAACAAACCTTGTCTTCGTTATTAAGCCAATGGTGCCTATCAAATATATCCATGGTTAGTCCATTAAGTATATTCATATATGCAACCCAAGTAGTAGCTCTCCAATCATTTTCAGGTATTAAAGATCCAGTTTCTAACCTAGAATAAAAAGAATCCACAGTAGAACTCATTGTTGGATCATCAAATATATAACTTAAACCCAAGAAATGTCCAGTGCCACCAGTTACAGGTGAATTAGGGTCTACTAGGTTAGGAAAACTCATAGCTAAATACCTAGCTGCATTTTTACACGCATACTTAACTTTCATAAAACCTAGTTTTTTATAGAACTCGCTTAGTATTCTAGTAAGTTCCATAATAGTATATTTTCTAGTCTTATATCTTTTAAATAAGCGCTTATGCAATCTACTCCCTACATTATCAGCTATATGTAGTGATTCCCTAAGAGTACAGCCTTTCTTTAAATATATTTGGAATAAATCCTTCCTAGCCATTTCTGTATTTGTTAGTATGTCGAATACGCATGCGCCACTTTCCCAATATTTTTCTATTAATCCCCAGTGCTCATTAGAAAAACTAAAAACTAAACAAGAAGACAAGGCACCTTTTATTCCTTCTATAGTATTAATATCATACCTTTTCCGCATCTCATAACAAAAAGGATGCTCATCCCAATGAAGTCTATGGGAAAAAAAGTTGGGGTTACTATTAACTATAGGGTTAGATCTATTGTCAAAATTTTTTAAAAATTCAATATATTGATCTATTCTCTGCCTTACAGTATCATTAAACTCTAAACTTTTCATATTATCTATATTTATAACTTGATGGTCTAATGTGAACTGACTGACGTGCTTCCATGTGGTCAAAACTTAATTTCTTAGTATCTATCCAATGCGGCATAAAAATAGGTGATTCAACACCTGATCTTAATAGTTGATCTTGACGCTTTTTTAAAGTTGAATTAAATACTTCTACTAAGTAAGTTCTAAATTGCCAATCACCAAAGAAGTTTTCTCCCTTATATTGACCAGTTTTAGGTATCTTCCTAGACTCATCCTCAATAGGCATTAAACCTTGTATCTTAACGTTATCACAGAAACCTAAACAACTAATTGCAAAATCAAAATACTTGTTAGCCAAGTCTATTGTGGATTCTGTTGGGTTTTCTCGTCTTGATAAATGAAACCTAATGTCTATATTACCAAAATACATTATTAAATTTTCAAGCTTACGTTTCTCGCTGTTTTTAAATATGTAAGCCATAGGATCCTTTAAAAAACCATGTAAAGTCTTACCGTCATTTCTTGATATACTGTACCTTTCTCCAAATGGGAAAGCTGATATTGAATGACTATCGCCAACAATTAAATTACTTCTTTTGGTATCTGAATAAACCGTGTTAACTTGCAAGTCTGGTACATTATCAATCTCCTTACGTTTTAATAAATCCTCGAAACTAAAATCATGATCAAACGTGTAACATTTACCATTAAAATTATTACGGATATCGTTTAAAAGATCTATTGTAAACTGCTGAACTCCACCAAAAAAGTTTAACTGTCCTTCTCTATAATTCACACCATTATTAATAATCATGTGATTATAATCAGATAAGTCCTGAGTACCAT